AACGTGGGGTTAGGGTAACTACCCGTGAGGTCACCACCTGCTGAACCGTTAGGTGGCAGGGCCGTAGGAATCTGACCAAAGGCGGCGGCGTCAGTTGAGACGGTGCCGTTAGCAAGACCCGTAATTTTGTTAGCGCCCATTGCAACGTTGGCAGCAGCAGCTCCCCACTTGTCAAGGCTGACTTGTGAGGTGTCTACTAAGTGATCTGCACCGTTGGCTGTTACCATGTACCACTGGCCACCAGCATTGTTAATAAATGTGTAAGCACCATTAACTGATACCGTGTAGGTGGTTACTCCTGCACTGCTACCAAGTGGCACCATTGAGTTTGACGAAAAACCTAATGTCACTGAGACGGTAGAGTGGTTAATAAATGTCCAAGATGCACCGTCTTGCGGGCTGCTTGGAGCGGAAATTGTTTGCCCTGAAGTTGAACCCGTAAACAATGTTACTTCGTTTACCTTTGCCGTAGCAGTTGCCGTGCGAGAAACAATGTGGTCCGAGATGGTAGACCACCACGTTCCTGGCGAACCGGCAACCGTGCAAACCCAAATGGTTGCTGTTTGATCAACAACAAAATCGCCCACAGCAAATGTCCCAGTAGTAGGTGCTCCGTTTGTAGTACCGCCTACATAACGAGTAGCCGTTGTAGCACCAGTAAGTCCAACTGGTAAGCCTTGGTTTCCGTTACCACCTTGAGCACCCTGCGCTCCTTGTGCGCCCTGAGTTCCAGCACCCTGCACACCTTGGTATCCCTGTGGCCCCTGAGAGCCTGTAGCACCCTGCGTACCCTGTGTTCCTTGATTACCTTGAGCACCCTGATAGCCCTGCGGTCCTTGAGCGCCTTGAGAACCCGTTGTTCCCTGTGAGCCCTGTGGCCCGATTAGTCCTTGATAACCCTGTGGGCCTTGGTAGCCTTGTGGGCCCTGTGAGCCAGTCGTACCTTGCGCTCCAGTTACTCCTTGGAATCCTTGGGTGCCTTGCGTACCCTGATTGCCCTGTACGCCTTGGGGTCCTTGGGCTCCAAGAACACCCTGAAAACCTTGTGTACCTTGCGAACCTTGGGCACCTTGTGCGCCCGTTGTTCCTTGATTTCCTTGATAACCTTGTGCGCCCGTCGAACCCGTAGCACCTGCCGTACCTTGAGCACCCTGCGCTCCTTGTGCCCCTTGTGGGCCTTGTGATTGAACCAATGTATTGTCGTAAGCCCAATAGGACTTAGCGTTCGTAGCACCCACTGGGTAGGTAACACGAACGTAGTATGCCGAAGAAGAAGGGACCGTAAGTTCCCACTGTCCAGGTCCACCGAAGTTAGTGCCGGTTATGACTGGGCCAGCGTCAGGCGATCCTGACGGTGGGGTTGTGCCTGCGGCTGGAACTACGGTAAAGCGTGAGGCGAGCCAGGCGTCTACCTGTGCACCGTTCAGGGCTCCAGAGGGGCCGTCTACAACACCGGACAGTAATGGCATTAGTTGCTTCCTAGAATGGCTTGGGCGGCGTCGAACTTGGCACCGAGCTTGGCGTTACCACCGAGGTTCTGACCAGTCTCTACTTCCCACTTCGATACTGCACGACTCTCTAGTGCCGCGGCACCCTTCACCGTCTTGGGCTGTAAGCCGTCCTTACGCAGACGCTTGTAAGCCGCTACGTCAGCGTGGCTCTTCTTCGTCTCGAAGTTGATACGCCCAGCGTCCGAGCGAGTAGGCATAGCCGAAGCCGCCATTGAGACTGACTGAATCTTGCAACCGAAGCAGTCTGGCTTGCAATCTGGTGAGGGAACGTGTCGTGCCATTATGAAATCAAATCTCCGTATCCGGCAGCCGTGAGTGCCGCAGCCTCGCTATCCGAGACTTGAGTAACACCTAAGTATACCTTAGTGACGTAAGGGTTCTGGCTAACAGTTGAAACTGTAGGGTGCGGTGGCTTCTGCTCGAAGTCAATGTAGTAAGACGTTGAGTACGGGGCCGATGGGTCGTATGGGTTGTATGGGTACGGAATGTTTGTGTTGGAGTTCTCGTTGGTGGCGGTGTCCTGGACGAACGTGCCATCGCTGAGAGCGAACACAGCTACATACCGAGCACGGTTAGGAAAGTATCTCCATAGCCGACGAGCCGGACCCATAGAGTCCGGCAAGATCGGTGGATTGTCCTTTACCTGCGGTGGCGTGAAAGTTGCCACGAGGTACTACCGCTTGTTTACTACTGGGAGTCCAAGCTTGGCAGCGGCAATAGCGTCAGTGGTGCCACGGCTTGCGGAACCATTGGTGTTGATTCCCTCAGCAGGTGTCTGACCAACTGGCTTAGTGGTGCGGCTGTAACCGCCCATGAGGTTCACTTCAAGAACGGTGGCAGGGGTCATGTCTACGTACATCGAGACTTCGCCTTGGCGACGCTCAACGTCGAACTCTGATGAAAAGCGGTCAGCCATTAGTTTTCTCCGTAGGTGCGGTAGGGGGTAACTTCAGGAGCGTCAGTGTTGGCTCCGTAGGTTACTGGGGTAATGCCGGTGACCAGGGGTGAACCCTTAACGCCACGAGCGGTGTTGGCTTCTACGCCACGAAGGGTAGGTCCATTGGTGGTTTGACCAGTGACGTTGCTGGGGATAATGCCAGTGTCAATAGAGTTCGCAGCGGTGCTACGAAGGTCGTACTCTGAGATTTGTGTGCCTTTGCGTGATTCCATTAGAGAGGGCTCTTTTCTAGATCGCAGCAACCGCAGTAGCATGCGTCGGGTTGAGTGCTAAGACGACCATACTTGGCGTCGTTAGCAGAGGCAGCAGTCGCACGGTTAGCGATGAAGGTGCCAGGTAGGTTGGCTGATTCCAAACCACGGGTAAGTCCAAGTCCGGTAGGGATTGTCATGGTGCTTTCTTAAAACTCAATTTTTTCTTCTGAGGTGTGTTGGGCCTGTCGGGAGACAGCATGCCCGTCCTTGTCAGTCAAACCGCCACAGGTGAGACACATAATCTCATCTATACCAGCTTGTATGTCCATGCTTCCGCAGTGGGCACATTGACGAGGCCAAGGCATACTGTCTCCTTCTAAGCCGCTACTGGACTAAGCCAGTGGGTTTCCGGATTCTCCCGTGTCAATGGCAGGGTTGAAACCAGTTCCGATGTCGGAGCCCAAGAGCGAGCTTGACTCGATACGGATAACTGAAGCCTGACGGAAGATTCCGTAAGCACCGAGCCAGTACCAACCCATTGGTACGAAGCGGCGCAGACGGTCGGTGATAGGACCAGGTACAACGTGTGGGAACGCTGAGTTGCCGTCTACGTATGAGTGAGCCTTGGCAAGAGCCTGGCGACCCATGATGATGGTGCCGTAAACGTTGGTGGACGAAGCACCAGCAGCAGCGAATACAGGAGCGCGTGGAGTTTCGATCCAACGGACACCCTCGAACGCACCGAGCTCACCAGTCCAGATTTCACCTGGCTGAGCGTAGACGTGTGGAGCACGCCAGCCCTGAATGTTCGAGCCAGCAACCGTTTCGCCCTGAAGGTCTGCAACGAGGTCTGGGTGAATGAATCCAACGTAGTAACCACCGAAGGTAGGTACGTTCTGCGAGCGCAGACGGGCACGAGCAACACGAATGTCCAAAGCGGAGATGGTGTTGGTCGCAGCAACGGCTGAACGAGCAGTACCGAGGTCTGAAGTGCAGTTGCACCCAAGCCCGAAGCGTACTGTACGTTGGTACCGCTGTCGAGAGCAGCACGAGCAATCGTGTCCAAAGAAACACCAGCGTTGTAACCAACTACGTTGGCAACGATTGGGTCAATGTCTACGAATGAGGTACCACGCAACTTAGCGGTGGTAAGAACACCGTTACCGTATTCAGCCAAGGTCAGCGAAACAACGCTGTCTGACAGAGCGACGGTTGAGATGTCTGAGGTTTCGGTCAATGCCGTTGAAGCAATCGGCAAGTCGTTCACAATGGTGAACTGAACCGACGCACCTGGCATGGATTGAGCAGTAGGTTGCACATCGGCAGCCTGGTCGAAGTAAAGCTCTGGACGCAAGGCGAAGTACGCCATGCGGTCATAAGCAGCCTTCGAGAAATCAAGGGTTCCTGAACCCGTAAATGAGTCAGCCATTTGGCCGTTCTCGCTTTCTGTTTAGAGAATCAGCGAGCACTCCTTGAAGTCCAGATGTTGAGGGCAGCCTCGTATTCTGGGTTCATCACGATCTTCATAACATCTTCGGGGTTCGACGCTTCACTCAAACGAGCCATGAACTCCTGTCCCAAGTCGGGACCGGCTCCTGACGTACCGATGGTCGCACCTTGGGCACGACGCAGGGCTTCAAGTTCAACATCATTGGCTGGGGCTTCGGCTTGAACCTGGTTAGGCTGAAGGATACCGTACTCCTGCGCCGCCTTAGCGATAGATTCAGCGTCTGCTGGGCCATCGTAAGCCTTGCGAAGTAATGCACCTATGCCCGTTTCAGGGATTCCTGCCTTAGTGAACTGAAGGTCACGCTTCTGCGCTTCCAGTTCGGCCTTTGCCACTTCTAACTCTTTCCGAGCCTTTTCTGCTTCTCGCAACTGACGCCGAATGTTCGGGTCAAGTACGTTGTCGCTAGTGGACTCGTCTTCGTTAGTTTCGAAGTCTGACATGTTGATCGCTCCTTCAAGGGTACGCACTTAATTCAGAGGTAAATTAAATGGATAAACGCACACGTTACGCACCAGGGATTGTGCAACTCCCTGACGGGTTTGGCGTACAGCTCACCCGTAGCGAACGGGGCCGAACTCCTAGACTTAGTGTATCAGGATTAAATTGCGCCTGAACCTACGCCGGTAACACCCTTGGCTGTCTCGGCGTAACCGCCACCCTTCTCGAAGGGGGCTGCGGCTGCTTGAGCGGCTTTCTGGGCTGTAGACTGAGCGGCCTGTAGGTTGGTGCCCTCGTAGCCTGCCACCTGAGCCCCTATAAGGGTCGTAGTGTCCACGGTTGGGGCTGTCCCACCTGGAGCACTGCCGGTCAGCGCAACGTCCTTAGAAGCCGTCTGAAGGGCTTTCTGGGCCTGTCCTAAAGTCAGGGTGTTGTAGGGGTCCTGAGCGTTGCCTAGACTAGCCACACGGACCATCTCACCTAGGTCCATAGCCTGATTAGGGGTGAAGTTCTGGAGTCCAGCGGCTTGGGCTGAGTAGCCAAGGTTGGCTCCGAGGGCCTGCTTCTGACGCTCGATTGCCTGTTGGTTGGCTAGGTCGAGAGCCGACTGGCTAAGGGCAGGGGCGTTTTTCTTGTTTGTGATGGCTTGCATGCCCTTCTCAGGATCGAGAAAGTAAGCCACTAAGTCGCCTTGGGTCAGACCGTGTTGTTGCATAAAGGCGTCCTTGACCTGTTGAGGCAGACTGTCTACTGCTTGGTAGCCCAGCGAGACTCGGCGTGAGAACTCAGCCGCCGATACCTGACCGGCAGCCAAGTCAGCCATAACGGTGCGCTTGGTCTTTGGGTCTACTTGAGTAAGCATGGCGATAGGCAAACCTGCACTTTGAGCGATGTCTTGGTACTTTTGAGTCAGTGCCATGTAGCCTGCTTCGGTCAAGGGCTTAGTGCCCATAGCCGCAGCGTTCTGTTGTTGCTCAATAAGTCCGGCAAATTGTTGCTTGTATTGGTCGGTTCCCCGAATCAACGTCATCAGTTCTTTGGGATTGGTGTAGCCGTCCTTAAATACCCAGTTATAAAGTTGTGGAGCAACTGAGGCTAAGTCGTAGTTGGTAAGTAGTGCGTTGGCTGTCTCGTAAGCACCAAGCATGGCTTGTTTTGAAGCGGTGACGTTTGCCACCACCAACTGACCGTTGATAATTTGTTGCTGTACGGCTTGACTGCGTAGTTCAGTCGCCGTGTAGCCAGTGCCTAGGTTGATGTTGGCAGGTACTTCACTGACCACGCCACTTGACTGAGCCGCAGCCGTTGCTCCCTTGGCAACTTCACCTAAGACAACTAAAGGTGCTTGAAGGTAGGTCTGGTAAGAAATGCCAATGGGGTTGGCAGACGTAGGTTTAACGCCAAAGATAACGTCGAACCAGGCTTCATTAGCCTTGGGGTTTCCAACGTACTGGTATGGCATTTGAGCCAATACCTTGTCTACAAGACCAGCCGCCGATGAGGCAGAGTACGATCCATTAGCCGCAGCAGTAATAGACGAGTCAATAGCCGTGCCACCAAGTTTGGCTAGTTGAGCAACCACATCTGCTGGTAGTCCAGCCTTTGACAGAGCCGCCGTAATTTTGTCGGCTGAAGGGTAGTTAATTGTGCCTAAACCTGCGGCACTACCACCGTTACTCCACGGAGTTCCGCTAGTGGCGTAAGGATTAGTCGTGGTGGTAGTAGATTTCTTTGGCGTTTGTTTAGCGGTCTTGCGTGACATTACATACCTGCCTGTGGTGATGGGCTAGGCATAGCCGGAGCTGGTGCCTGCATTGGTGCTTGAGCCATCGCTGGGTTTACTTCACCTGCGCCCATCTCTTGATGTAGTCCTTGAACGATTGACTGCATTTGCTCTTGAGCCGCTGGAGTGTTCTGGTAGCCAAAGCCAGGGTTAGAGCGAATGTGTCCTTTCCACTCGTCGAGGCTCATGGGAACTGGGCGTCCAGTCTTAGGATCGTGTCCACCGCTCAAAGCCGCACTGGCCTTGGGGTCGGTCATAAAGTCAGGCTCGGCTTGCTCACCAAGCATTTGCTTAGCGACTTGACGGTATGGGTCGAGTAGGTAGGCGGTCTTGATACCAGCCGCAATCTGTGGGGCGAGTGAGGGGTAAAGCCCTTGGGCTGCGGTCTTGAGGTAGTCCTCGAACGCCTGAGCCTTGGCTGGGGTCATGTCCTCAGCAATCTGCTTCAAGGTGCCCTCGCTCATAGGCACGGCGTAGTCGTGCGCTAGTTGCTTCATGTCGGCTAACGACATGGACTTACCGGCTGGGGCCTGCGTCTCTTCTGCTAGTGGTTTGTCTGCCATGGTGATCCTTATTGTGGGTTAGGTAGTTTTCTAAAGACGGAGATAATAAGATTCGAGTATGGCTGCCAGATTTTCTGGGTCGTCAGGTTTGTCATGTAATTGTACCATTCGTTTTCTAGCTGATACTGTCTCGACTTGCTACTGCCCTTGAACGCCTGCTCGTATTCCTTACGCAGATTGACCAATTCACCAAGAGCCTGCTGGGTAGACAGTGGCAACTGCGACAAATTGGACTTGTTACCTATGACCTGCTTTGCTTCCTCGTAAGCCTGCTGAGCCTTAAACTTAGTAACTTTGCCAGTAAAGTCGGCGTACCAAAGTGGGTTAGTGGTCTGTCCGTAGCCAGTAGCCCATGACTTAAGAGCCTGAATTCCCTGACGACTCATGCCGTTCTGGTAGTTGCCTGGGTAGTTCTTTTGGAATTGGGGCATGACGGTGCTGTAATACAGGTCATTACCCATGATTACCGAAAGGTTGTCGGCGGTGTCCTTGACACTCATGGGGTCACGAAGGTGCAGGGAAAGAAGCAGAGTGGCTGCGGCTGGGTCGTATTGGGCGTCTTTACCAATGCTGGGGGTAATGGCTGCGGTCAGGTACTTGTATTTCAAAGCGAAAGCGGCGTGTTCGTTAAGAAACTTGGTGGTTCCTACGTTCTCCAAGAACGTACCCTCTGGGCTAGAGGTGTGAGGTATCAGCTCGAAGATACGAGTTGGGTGCAACTTCATAAACTCGTTGGCTTGGTCAATGTAACTGGGGTACAGGAACTTGCCGTCTGGGCCCTTCATCTGAGCAATCTTGGCAATGTCTTGCTGGGCACTTTGGGTCGAACTGACGCTCAATGCGGCAGGTGATAGGAACGAACCGAAGGTCTTAATCGCCCATAGAACCGCCGTGTGCACGTTGGCTTGCGTAGTAAAAGTGTGAATGTTATCTGGGTTTTTAGCCCACTGAGACAACTGCATAAGTGCGTAGTATTGAATCTGAGCACCAGCCGTACCGTTCTTGGCGTCCTGCCTCGTAATCTGACCAGTCTTGATTAGGTGCTCGGCTACTTGGTTGTAAATCTCTGCGTACTTGACTTCTAACTTTGAGGTAATGACGTGGTTCTCAAGGGTCACGTAAGTACCAACGTGGTCGCCACTAATAAGACCCCAAACACCCTTCCCAAGATTCTGCAAGAATGAGCTAGGGATAAGGTCGCTCTTCCACGATCCAAGCATGCCTGCTTGACCCAAACCAATGCCAGGGAATCCAGCGATGAACTTGGCAAGGAACGGAGCACGGAATTGAAAATAGTCGTAAGTAATCTTGGCAGGAACCGTCACTACGTTCGAGTAAGGAATCTGAATAAAGTTGTCGGCAAGAGCGGTCAGTGAACTGCTGTTTCCGGTAATGATGTAACTGTCTGATGAATTACCACTGGCTTGCAGAACATAGGAGCCAATGTTGTCGTGTAGGGCGGCTCCTAAAACGCCATTGACCCAGCCCACGACATACTGCGAACCTGGAATGTGGTAAGACAAAACGCCGTTCTTGGAACGTGCTCGCTGAATGTAGTTGGTGTAAAGCAGGTTGGTCTTGAGGTACTTCTCGAACTTGGCTGGGTCCTCACCGAGCAAACGGAAAGCACGACGCCACGCTTGGTTCTTAGCGAAGTAGAACGGTGCGATAATACGCATGTTTTCTTCCCACGTGGACTTGTCCAAGGGGTTGTGAATGTATTTGGACATGTGGACAGCGGCGTTGGATTGAGCCTCAATCATCGCAGCGTCCTCGGAGATTAGACCGCTTTCCACCTTGGGTAGCAAACGCTCCATCTCAATGTGGTATTCGTAGACGAACATGGGGTCACGAACAAGGCTGTTCACAATCGGGGCCAGCCATTTGGAGTGAATCTTCTCGTTAAGGTAAGCGAAGCCCGATGAGCCAATCTGCTTCCAGCGGCCTTCAGCCATAGCGTAGGCAGGGAAACCAGTA